CTACAAGTAGCAATGCAGGTAATTGGATCATCTCCTGAAATCTCTGCTGGCTACAATCTAGCGCCGATGTTTTCATATTTTATTAAAACTCAAGGAGGTAGGATTCAAGAGTTTGAGAAATCTCCTGAGCAAATTGCATATGAGAGAGCAATGGGCCAATGGCAAGCAGCGGTGCAAGCAATTGCTGAATCTCTCAAAGGCGCAGAAAATGCACAAGAATTGATGAAGCAAATTCCTCCGCAACCACAGCCGCAACAATTTGGTTATAATCCCAATCCATCCACAGAGGGGCAAAATGTCGCACCCGCAGCCTAATGTATTTACAACTTACAAGCTATCAGAAGATGAGCAACGTAACGGTTCAGCTCTAACTTCCTTAAATGTATCAGTACTTCAAAATCTTAGAAGCTCAATAGCAGAGGAGAAATTAAACTTAGTATTTACACCAAATGATGTTCTATCTTTTACACAGCAAGAAGCTTATCTCAAAGGGCAACTTGATATACTAGCCTACATCCTCGCAGCTAATGAGGAATCACAACAGTTTCATCACATCGTAGATTCAACACAACCTTAAGGAGTAATACAAATGTCTGGAGTTATGAGTATGTTTAGTAATATGTTAGGTATGGGCAGTGGTAATTCGCAACCTGCAGCACCTGCCGCCGCGCCTGGAGCACAAGCAGCACCGTCAACACCTGGCAGTATTCCTGCAACTGCACCCAATACTGGTGCTTCTAATGCAAATACTGCTCCTAATGGTACAGTTCCTGGGAATGAAAATAGCAATCCTGCGCCTGAAGCGACTCCGCTCGATCAGTTCGCAGATCTTTGGAAAAATGAACCAACTGATCCAAACGCGCCGAAACCTACTGGCATTTTTGGAAATGTAGATCCTAAGAAATTTATGGAGGCCGCTGGTAAGATTGATTTTACCAAAGTGGTAACTCCAGAACAGTTACAAGCAATCTCACAAGGTGGCGAAGGTGCAATGGGCGCATTTGCTGCCGCACTAAATTCAGTAGCACAAACAACATACGCACAATCAGCCTTTGCATCTACTAAGATTGTAGAACAAGCAATGGCGCGGGCTAAAGATAGTTTCATAGCTGAACTTCCTCAGCATATTAAGAAGCAAACTGTCTCAGAGAATCTTAGAAACGAAAGCCCTGTATTCCAAAATCCTGCAGTACAACCGATTATCTCCGCATTAGAAGCACAGCTAACTGTTAAGTATCCTGCGGCCTCGGCTGGCGAGATTACTCAGATGGCAAAGCAATATGTGGAAGCTCTTGGAACTTCATTTGCACCTAAGCCGCAAGAAGTTAATACTGGCCGCCCCGGTGTAAAAGAAGAAACAGACTGGTCTAAGTTTCTAGTTTGATTTTTAATATCTCTCTGAAAGGAAGTTAAATGTTTACTCGTGCAGAAGTTTATGAAAAAGGTATGTGCCGTAAGGCTCGCGCAGGGGATGGTTTTCTTGACAAGCCGCTGATTACCACTGTAACTACCGCAGGTAATTTGACTATTGGTCTTTCTGCAATTCTTGGCGGCGTTGCTCGCTTCACTGGTGCGGCCGGGGCTGTTACTTATACTACCCCTACGGCAGCTGATTTGATTGCAGCTATGCCTGATATGGATATTGGCGATTCTTATGTATTTAAGATTGTCAATACCGCGGCTCAGGCTGCTACTATTGCTGGAGGTACTGGTGTTACAGCCGTTGCTGGTAACTTGGTTGTAAATGCCACAGGTAAAGATTTTGCCTTGGTTAAAACCTCAGCTACCACGATGGATCTCATCTCCATCTAATGCAAATTTTTAATTCTTAGAAAAGGAAATTACAAATGGCTACGTTTACCGGCATGTTTAACACCGGCAACTTTACGACTGATCTTGCTAAGAAGTCGTTTGCTGGCATGATTACTCGCCTGATGCCTAATGGCTCTGCGCCGCTGTTCGGTCTTACCAGTATGCTTGCTTCTGAAACTGCTGTTGCTGTTGAACACGGTTACTTCAGCAAGACTATGCTGTTCCCTGAACTGCAACTGAATGGCGCAATTGCTGACGGTACTACTAACGTTTTCACTGTTGACTCTACCGCTAATGTGCTTCCTGGCATGATTATGCGTGCGAATACAACTGGTGAAAATATCCTCATCAATCAAGTTGTTTCTAGCACTCAAGTTCAGGTTACTCGTGGTGTTGGCGTAACTGCTGCTGCTGCGATTGCTGATAATGTGATGCTGTATCAGGTTGGTAATGCATTTGAAGAAGGTTCTGATCGTCCTACTTCTCTCAATATTACTCCTGTTCGCATTACTAACCTGACGCAGATTTTCCGTAATACTTGGGCGCTGACTGATACCGCTCGTGCTACGCAAGTTATTGCTGGTGAAACTACGGTTGCTGAATCGAAGCAAGACTGTGCCGCTTTCCATGCTGCTGATATTGAAAAGGCGCTGTTCTTTGGTCAGAAATCGCAGGGCACTCGCAATGGCAAACCGTTCCGCACGATGGATGGTCTTATCTCTATCGTTGAACAGTACACTGCACAAGATAACGTGCACACTGCTGCGGCCACCACTAACTACACGCAGCTGGAAACTTTGTTGGATCCGGTCTTTAACCAAGCTACTGATCCCAAGGTTGCTAATGAGCGTATTATGTTTGTTGGCGGTGCGGCCAAAGTTGTTCTGAATAACATCGGTCGTCTGAATGGTACGTATCAGATGGTTGATGGTCAGACTTCTTGGGGTCTGCAATTTACCACGTTTAAGACGGCGCGTGGTACGTTCCGTGTTATTGAGCATCCTCTGTTCAATACTAACTCGGACTGGAGTCAGATGGCTGTTGGTATTGATCTTTCCACTTTCAACGTTGCGTATCTTGGAGATCGTAAGACTCGCAGCGAAGAAGAGTTTGGTGAGGGCGTTGATGCCATTGGTGGTAGCCTGACGACTGAAATGACATGCTTGGTTAAGAATCCCCCTGCCAACGTCGTTATTTATGGTCTGACTGCTGCCGCTGCTGGTTAATACAATTAGCTGGGCCTCTCCCCCAGGTGAGCAGTTTGCTAGTTCTGCTATATAAAAACTAGCACCTTTCTCTCCCACACCTAGGAACCCAAAATGTCTGATACTAAAACCAAACAATACCATCAATACTTTTCCACTCGTCCCACAATTAACATCACTATGCCTTCATCTAAAAAGATCAGGTTTGTGGGCGGCGTGTATATGACAGATAAAGAAGATGAAATTACATTTCTGGATAATGAAGTAAAACTTGGACATGCAATGATTTATGTGAAATCTGGCCAGGAAACTGTCGATGCTGATGCTCTTGATCCGTTGGCAGCTATTAAGAAGAAAGCAATCGAGGAATATCTTGAACAGCAGAAGCGCGCAGCTGACCCTAATCGTGACATGGGTAGCACAGCCCCTGCTGGTAATACACAAATTCAAACTAGCAAATCTATTGCTAGTATTACTGTTGGCTCCAAGACAACTAAGTAAATAGTAAATAGGAATTAGAAATGGCCACCTTTTCTGAACTCTGTTCTGATGTATATATCCTGACAAACAGGCCAGATCTGGTGGCCGAAACTACATTGGCAGTGCGCGCCGCGACACTTAAGGCGCACCAGTCGGATTTCTATCCAAAAGATTTATATGAAGTTGGTATTTCTTGGCCAACTCCTGACTATATACAATCTCTTGATTACCGCCTTCTAATTCCTCGCTGGCGTGCATTTAAGTATCTCAGGAAATATGCAAATGGAGCTCCTGGTGATTTCATTAATCTCCTAACTCCAGAACAAACACTTGATGGCTATTCTATTAATCGAGAGGACATCTGTTATATTGCTGGAGAAATGCTTGAGATTAGGTCATCTACTGCAGATGATAATATGATTCTAGCCTGCTATTTGAATCCAGATACCACTGAAAATTCTTTTAACTCCTGGATTGCATTAGATCATCCATATGCTATTGTATATGAAGCAGCTAGAAGCATTTTCAAACAGATTGGATTTGATGAACAAGCTACCAGTATTAGACAAGAAGTGGCTGAGCAGTATCAGATCCTCAAGCAAGAAGTTACAGGATATGGTGAGTGAAGGGAATAGAAATGGCTATTAGTCCAACATATGGAACTGGCACTTATAATTCTAGGATACCAGCAATTAGTATTCCAAAGATTGGAACCATTGGGGGCATTGCGTCCCCTTTAGATTTTTACCCTTCTAATCGTCAATCAAATCAAGGAAACTTAATATCCTCTGTTCAAAAAGACGCTAGTTTGCTAGATACTATCAGGCCGTCTACTGCCATTAGGGGCGGTAAAAAGCTATATGATATGGCTGCTGCTGGAGCTACATCTGATTTTGCAACAAGTCTGAGCTTAAATACTGCGGTATCTGGTCTTGATGTAGGAACTGCCATGAGTGGATTGGATGTTGGAACTTCTATCTCAGGCTCAGGTTCTGATATTTTTGGTCTTGCGGATGTTTATGGTTGGGGTGATGCTGGAAGTTCAATTGCTTCTGCAGCAGGAGATACAAGTTCATTCTTTTTAGCAGATGTAGGTGGATTTGATGTTCCTTGGTTAGCCGGTGTAGATAATTTATTTGCTGGTGATATTACAGGAGCTGCAGAAGATACAATTGGAGCAACTGTTGGTTTCGCATTGGGCGGCCCGGTTGGCGGGTTTATTGGCTCTACTATTGCAGGGGATGTGTTTGAAGCCGCTAGTGATCTAGTTGAAGATATAGGTGATTTTCTTGGTTGTTATATTACAACAGCTACGTGCAAATTATATAACAAACCTGATGACTGCTATGAGCTTACTATAATGCGTAAGTTTAGAGATGAGTTCGTAAAAGAAAAGTATCCAGAAGCTGTTGCTAATTATTATGCCACAGCTCCAATACTTGTAAGAATTATAAATAATAAATTTACTGCTAATATAATTTGGATGTATATTTATACAAATTATATAGTAAAAGCTGTTGAATTTGCGGCCCAGAATAAATATGAAGAAGCATACGTAATATATTCTGATATGGTAAATACAGTTAAACAACTGTGTAATATGCGGAGTGTAATCTAATGACTAATCCTAATATCTGGGCACCTGGTACTT